AACCCTACTGTAACCCCAACACAAACACAAACAGGAACTCCTAACCCAACGGCAACCCCAACACAAACACAAACAGGAACTCCTAATCCAACTCCAACACCTACAACAACAAATACACCAACCGTAACAGAAACGCCAACAAATACACCAAGTGTAACAAATACTCCAACACAAACACAAACAGGAACTCCTAACCCAACTCCAACAGTTACACCTACTAATACTAAAACTCCAACAGTTACACCTACTAATACTTTAACTCCAACAGTAACACCTACGGCAACTCCAACACAAACAATAGATTATATTGGTTTGACGACAATATCAGGTGCCTTTACAACATTTACATTTACAGCTAATAATATTGGTGGGCCTGGTTTAATTGCGGTTTTGGTTCATACTAAAGGAACATCTCCAACTATTAGTTCAGCAACTATTGGTGGAATAAGTGCAACAAAAGCTGTAGAGGCAGTTGGGACTGCTGTTAGTAACGCTATAATATATAGTAGAATAACAGCAACTGGATCAACGGCAACAATATCAATTACAATGACTGGATCGGAATCAGAATGTGCTATCGGTGTTTATAGAATAGTTAATAATATAAGTGATACTCCATTGCAAACACAAAGTAGTTTTAATAATACGGCGGTGGCTAGTTCAACTCTTCCATTTACATCTTTACTAAATAATGGTATTGGAATTGTTGGTAATACAACGAATAGTGCTACTGTCCGAACTACGACTTGGACTAATGCTACTGAACAATATGATACAAATTTAGAAGCTAATTTTACAGTATCGGGAGCAAATTTTAAAACAACAGCATCGGGTAATAGAACAATAACGGAAACATTCAACGCTACTACAACATTCGCTAGTGTTGGTGCAGTATGGAATTAAATTAATTATGGCAACACAACCAATATATCTTGGAGCATTAAATAATAATGGAACAGATACTCAATATTCTACATATAGCCATCAATTTACATACGCTCACATTGGTTTAACATCAGCACAAATATCAACATTAGAGACAATAATCCAAACTTACCAAACATCACTTGGTAGAAATGTATATTAAAAAATAATATGTTAGTAGCACTTTTAACTATAGAACAAAAAGACCAATTAATAGGTCAGATATATACTAATGATAGTTATTTCAATCCAATACAAGATTGTAATGATAATTGGATTATATCACTTGAAGAAGTTGAATATTGTAATAATCCAAGTTTTTCTTGGGTTATAACTTTACCAACAATAGAGTATTGTATAAAAATTGAAGAAATATAAATTATGCCTATAAAGAGTTGTGAATTAGATACAAAACCTGGTTTCAAATGGGGAGACTCTGGTAAATGTTATACCTATACCAAAGACAATGAGGGATCTTTAAGAAACGCTCGTAAGAAAGCTGCAATTCAAGGTTTAGCTATTGGTGATTTTTCTACTATGGGTGAAATAATTTGTAAAAATTGTGGATGGAAATGGAAAATATCTGATGGTGGAAATGATCTTTATATATGCCATAAATGTGGTTATGATAATGAAGAATACTTTGCAACCATAAGTGATCGTGGAGGAATTAAAAAGTCAGATAAAGCACCAAAGTCAGGTACCCCAAACAAAGATCCTAAGGGTGTAGGAACCGCTAAGGGAGATGCATCAACAACAAGGGGAGCAGAAGTATCAAAAGAGGTAGAAGAATCTCTTAGAAAGAAGGTTGATGAGTTTAATGAAAAATATAAAGACAAACTTGGATACGGTGTTAATGTTGGTATGTTAAAATCTGTATATCAAAGAGGTATTGGAGCATATAATGTTTCACATTCGCCTCAAGTTAAATCACCAGGTCAGTGGGCTCAAGCAAGAGTCAATGCGTTTTTATATATCGTTAAGAATGGAAGACCTGAAAATTCAAAATATAAAGGTGATAATGACTTATTACCAAAGGAACATCCAAAGTCCGACAAAGTGTAAAAACACTTCCTAAAATACAATATTTACTAAAAAGTAATTATGGCAGTAACGGCACAAATTAATATAAATGTCAATTCAAAAGAAGCACAGGCAAACACAGATAAATTATCACAATCTATTAATAATGCCGGTAAATCATCACTATCTTTAAAAAATGAATTAAGACAAGTTACAGTAGAACTTCAAGGTCTTGCACCTGGTAGTGCAAGATTTACAGAATTATCACAAAGAGCCGGTCAATTAAGAGATACAATTGCTGACACCTCAGCCGTTATTAACGCAACTGCAGGTAATGCGGTAGAAAATCTTGGTAAGGCTTTAGGAAATAGCATTCAACTTGGAGTTGCAGGTTTTCAAGCTTTATCATCAGCCCAAGTTTTATTTGGAAGTGAGAATGAAGAATTAAATAAGACATTAGCCAGAATGGGGGCTCTTTTAAATTTATCCCAAGCTATTCAAACATTTGGTGGATTAGGTGATAAGTTAACTGAGATTAAAGCAGGATTCACACCACTTTTACAATCATTAGGTTTAATGGCCACACAACAAACTACTGTTGCAATTGCGACAGGAGCTGCTGATGCAGCACTTGTTGGTGAAGCAGTTGCTGCGGATGGAGCAGCAGTATCAACAGGATTTTTTGCAGCAGCTTTAAATGCTTTACCATTAGTTGCAATTGTAACGGCTCTTGGTTTATTAGTTGGCGGATTAATATCTTATGCATCCGCATCAGGTGATACTGAAAAGGCTGCTAAGAAAAGAAATGAAGCTCTTAAAAAACAAAGAGAAGAAGAACAAAAGGCAACTGAAACAATTGCTAAAGAAAGTGCTGAATATGTTGGATTGATTTATCAATTGAAAGCAACCAATGTAGGATCTGAAGATAGAAAAAAATTGATTAAAGATATCAATGCAACTTATGGTACAACTCTTAAAAATATATCTGATGAAACCAAGTTTCAACAACAACTTAATTTAGAAGTTGCCAATTATATTGCATATCAAAAGGCTAAGTTCCAACTTCAAAAGAATGAAGAGGCAATAGGAAGAAACTTAGAGAAACAAAGTGAATTAGAGAAAGAATTAGCTAAGGCTCAAAAGTTATATAACGATGAATATTTTATAAAATTAAAACAGGATGATTTAAATGCAGGTACAAGGATTGCAAATTTAGAAAAATACCAAGCATCAATTAACAGAATTAAAAGCGAGATTGATGCAGCTAACAAAAGATTGGAATCTTATGGTAAGGTTGCAGTAGATGTTAATGCGGTAATAAAAGATGTAACTAAAGGTGGCAAACAATATGGTGAGCAATTAAAAGATAATAATAATTCTTTAAAAGATAGTAATGGTTCTACTGAAGATGCTCTTGATGTTAATGAAAAATATGCAAAACTTTTGGATGAGGTTAAAGACAAACTTGATAGAGAAATATACGCTCAACAAACATCTGAAAAATATAGAATAGATAGAATTAATGGTATACAAAAAGAAACTGAAGCAGTTAATAAGTTATATAGTGACGAAAGACAATCAATAATTGATAAAGCTCTAAAAAATGAATTAGAAGCTTTAGATATTAAATTTAAAAAACAAGGTAAAACTGAACAAGCTTATTTAGATGCAGCAAAAATTATTAAAGATAACTACCAAACTTATTTATTAGATAGTGAAAAAAAATTATTAGAACAATTAGATGTATATCAAAAAGAAGATCTTCAAAAAGTTCAAGATAATTACACAACAAAAGAAAAAATAGTCCAAGAGACTACTCAAAATATTATAACTAATACTCAACTCCTTCAAATTCAATATGAGAAAAGTGAGGCCATTAGAGTAATTGATGAATCCATAAAAACTGAAGAAGAAAAAAACAAAGCTAAACTTGAGGTAAGAAAAAAATATGCTCAACAAGAAATTGACCTATTAAATAAAAATCTTCAAGAACAAAAGAATCTTGCTAAATTAAGTTTAGATCAAACTTTAGCAGATACAGATAAAACAATTGCGGAAAAAGAACAAGCTCAAGCTGACTATGATCAAAAAATAGTCAAAATGACTCAAGATACTGCAGATAAGATTAATGCTATTAATGCTGAGGTTAAATCACCAATAGATAAATCAGACTTAGACGAAAGTCTTGAAGAAATATCAAAATATGTTGATGCTGTTGCTAATTTATTTAATCAACTTTCTACAACTCTTTCAATGATTCAAGAAGAAAGATCAAAAAATGAAGAAGCAAGAATTGAAGGAATGTATGAATTTGAAAAAGATTCATTAGATAATCAATTGGCAGAAAATATAATTTCAAGAGATCAATACGATAATAAAGTTAAAGAACTTGATCAACAAAAAGAACAAGAAACCCTTCAATTAAGAAGACAAGAATTTCAATCAAATAAAAGATTGAACATGGCAAATGCTGTAATAACAGGAGCTCAAGCTGTATTATCAACATTTGCAGGAACACCAGGTGGTCTTATCATTAAAGGTATTGCGGCAGCTTTAGCTGCGACATTTGCAGCAATTCAATTTGGGGTAATATCATCTCAAGAATTTACAGCAGCAGGTGGTGGTATTGTTCCTGGTACAGGATCAGGAGATGTAGATAGTGTTAGATCATTTTTAGCACCGGGTGAAACAGTAATAAATACCCAATCATCACAGATGTATCCTGAATTATTGAACTCAATCAATATGGCGGGTGGTGGAGTATCATTAAAACCTGATTTACCGGCAGTAAACAAACCTGATGGTGAATTAAGAGTATTTGGGGATAACAAAATAAACCAACCATTAAGAGCTTATGTTGTAGAAACAGATGTAACTGATACTCAAAGAAGGGTTGATAGAATTAAAAGAAGTGCGGAGTTTTAACAGAATTATGAAATATATATTTAACACTATGGAAGAACCTATTTTATACCTTGATTTTGATGAGAACTCTATGGAAGAAGGTATGGACGCTTTATCATTCGTTGATAAACCAGCAACAGAGATTAAATGGGAGGTATTCCAACAGATTGAAGAATCGTTTAATGATTATCCAACATCAGTTAGTGCAAACGCTTGTAGAGCTCTTAAATACAAAGAAAAAAATCCTACTAATGATTGTGGAACTCGTGTCGGTTGGACAAGGGCAAACCAATTATGTAATAGAAGACCTATTTCAGTTGAGACAATAGCTCGCATGGCATCATTTAAAAGACATCAACAGAACAAAGATGTTCCTTATGACAAAGGATGTGGTGGACTGATGTGGGATTGTTGGGGCGGAGATGAAGGAATTGATTGGGCAATTAGAAAATTGGAAAGAATTAATAACCAATTGAGAATGTTACCATTTTCTAAACATAACTTTCAAGATCTTAACGATGAAAAGAGATTGGTTACAGCACCGGTAATGTTGGCTGAAACACCAATTGCAAGATACAATCCTGAATTAGGTAAATACTATGTTAAGTTTAGCAAGGACACCATAGAAAAAATGATGAGAAAATACTTTAAGGAAAACAAAATCCATAAAGTTAATATAAATCACGATCCGACACAACAACAAGATGGCATCTACATGATGGAATCTTATATTGTTGGAGATAGAAACCAATCAAAACTATTCCCTGATATTCCTGAAGGTTCTTGGGTTGCTACATTTTATGTTGACAATCCTGATGTATGGGAAAAAGTAAAAGATGGGGAATATAACGGATTTAGTTTGGAAGGTTACTTTATTGAAAAGTACGAAGATGAGATGATTGATAAAATTAACCAACAACTTGAGTCAATTGTAAATTCAAAAGAGAACGATGAAACTAAAGAACAAAAAATAAAAAACTTATTAAACATTAGATGAAAAATTTTTTACTAACATTTTTGGCATTTATATCACCAATTGCTCCATTAGCACTAATAGTTACATTATTTGTAATTTTAGATACACTGGTTGGAAGATGGTATGCATCCAAAACAAATCAAGAGATTACTTCAAAAAAGACAAGACTTGGATTTACAAGAAAAATTATTCCCTATTTTATTGTATTAATCTGTGCTTATCTTATAGACAGAGTTATAGTAAATGAGATTATGAGAAACTATATATGGTTTGATTGGGCTTTTACCAAGTTTTTCGCATCAGTTTTAATTTGGATTGAATACACAAGTATTGATGAAAAGATTAAATGGGCGAATGGTAAAGGGTTAACAGATCGTATTGTTGAGTTTGGAAAATCACTAAAGAAAATGGTTGGGTTTTCAAAGGATTTAGATCCTAAAAACTAAATCGTATTAAACAAAAAATAAACTAATATATTAAATGTGTATTATGAGTAAAACAAGTAACATTATTGCTAAAATAAAAGAACTTTTCCAAGAGGAAAAGATGGCAGCCGATTACACCGCAGCGACAGGAGAGATTATTCGTTGTTTGGGTGATGGATTAAAGGTTGGAGAAAAGGTTGTGAATATCGCAGCTGATACAGAAGCTCCACTTCCTGATGGAAATTATCTATTGGATAACGGAAAATCAATTACAGTAGCCGCTGGTGAAATCAAAGAAATAAACGAGTATCAAGCTAGTAGCGATACACCAAATCCAATTGCAATGGGAACAGAAACTGAAATGGGAATGGAAAACAAAATGGCTGATTACAAAAACGAAATTGCTTCCAAGTTAAAAGATGGAACAGAAGTTAAGATTATGTCCAAAGGAGATGCTCTTTCTGTAGGTGATGAGGTTATGGTAAAAGCAGCTGATGGAAATTTTGTTCAAGCTCCAGAAGGAAGACATGAGTTAGAAGGTGGATTAGTAATCTACACTGACGCAAAAGGTTTCATTAATGAATTAGAAACTGAAGAAACCGACAAAACTACTGAATCAAACGAAGAAGAAATGAAAACTATGTTTGAAGCGGTATCAACAATTAAATCTATGGTTGATGAATTAAAATCAACATTGACTGATTTAAGAACAGAAAATAAAGAATTGAAAGAGAGATTCAATAAGTTTGCTTCGGAACCATCCGTAGAAACAATAACCAAAAAAACTGAAAACTTGTCTAAGACTGCAAAGAAAGAAGATAAGTTAAAATTCTTTGGACAAAAATAAAAATAAACTAATAAAAAAACAAACAAAATGGCGCTTAATGTAAATGGCTTACAAGCCTATGTTGATCAAGAAAGAATGGCCCTTATCAAAAAAATGATCTTGGGCGGAAGATCAACTCGTTTCCTTACGATCCAACCTGACATAAAATCAGCTGCATCAATTAACCTATTGAGTTCTACATTAGAAGCCCAAGCGGGTGGTTGTGGATTCACTGACGCAGGACAAACGATCTTAACACAAAACACCCTTAATGTATGTCCATTAAAGGTAAATGAATCAATTTGTATTTCAACTTTAGAACAATATTACACACAAGCAATGTTGGCACCAGGTTCATACGATACAGATTTCGGATTCGAACAATTATACACTGAAGAGAAAGTTTCTCAAATCAGTTCATTGATTGATACTTTAATTTGGCAAGGTAATTCTTCAGTAACAGGCCAAACAGGATTATGTGATGGTTTCATTACTTTAGCTAACACTACTTATTCAGCTTCTACAGTTGATGGAAATGTTGCTAACTACACTGCTATTACAGCTGCTAACATCATCGCTATCGTTGATGACGCTGTAAATGTAATCCCTACAAATATCATCGATATGGATGACTTGTACTTATATTGTGGTTATGACTTCTACCGTCTATACTCTACAGCTTTAAGAAATGCTAACTTGTTCGCATACACAGGAGCTGAGGATCAAGGTGAGTCATTCTCTCAAATGGTACCAGGTACTAATGTAAGATTGATAGCAGTTAAAGGATTGAACGGAAGTAACAAGTTCTTTATCTCTTCTAAGTCTAACATGTACTTTGGTTGTGATTTATTGAACGACTATGAGAACCTTGAGATCTTTTACAGTATGGACTTCCAAGAAGTAAGAGTTGTAGCAAAATGGAAATCGGGTGTAAACGCGGCGTTCTGGGACTATGTAGTATACTTCAAACTGTAAGACTACCAATATTTTAGGGGGTGTAATTCCCCCTTATTAAAAAAAATAAACTAAAAAAAAATATAAAATTATGTCTTTTACTTGTAACCTTACAGACGGATATGTTTTGGGTTGTTCATCAATCGGTGGTGTAGAGCTTGTTTATCTTGGAGAATGGGAAGATGGAATTACTGTTACTCAGGACTCTTGTGGTATTATCACAGGAATCACTACAACAGGACTTACAGTATACAACTTCCAACAAGATATCGAATACGCAGGATTAGCTCAAACAGGAAATTACAGCAGGGAAAATGGTACAGTATTCTTCCAATCTGACTTATCACTTAAATTTATCAGTCTTGACTGTAATTTAAGAAATACAATGGTTGAATTATCAAGAGCCCCATTGTTCGCAGTAATTAAGTCAAACGCTGGTGATTATTACTTCTTAGGATTAGAATCCTCAGGTAGAGCTACTGCTGGTGATGCTTCTTTAGGAACATTACTTGGTGATATGAATGGTTTAACCCAAACTATTACTTGGAAATCAGCATCAGGTGCTTACTTGATCAATGGATCTTTGGTTGGTACTACAATCACAGTATTGTAATCTAATTTCTTCAGGTCTTTTGACCTTCTATATAAAGCCCACGACAGAGATATCGTGGGTTTTTTATTTTAATCACCTTTGTATTTACCATAAGATTGGTAAGCTTCAACAGTTAAAAAACTTTCACCTGAATATCTGATTATTTCTTTTAAGTAAGAAGCTACCTTAATATTGATATCCATTAGATCCTCGTAACTTTTACCACGAAGTAGGGGAACAATATCATCTTCCGTTGTAGACTTCGTTACATCCATTAAATATTGATATGCCATATCTTTATTCTCCATTCTGTAATCATCGTTCAACATATACATTGTCCCACGAATAAGGGAGTTTTTCATCATCATCATTTGTCTTTCTTCGTTTGCCATTTTGTTTATAGTTTTAAGTGGTTTGTCTTACAAAGATACTAATTTATTATTGTTCTACCAAAGATTAAAACAAAAAAATCAAAAAAATATTTATCTACGATGATTACAATACCAAACTATACGACAAGTTTAACTCCGTTTACATTAACGGAGAAGACGACATTTCCTTTATCGGCAACTACCTATATCCTTGAGTTGTATTCAAACCAACTTCACGATAATACTCTTTTGTTTTTAACAGGAGAGACATCAACGAATATAGATAGATGGAACTGGTTTCCAATCAATTTAACACCGTATAACTTAGTTGCAGGAACTTATGACTATAAGTGTTGGCAAACAACGGGAAACACTCTCTCATTGTCTGCATTAACAACTAACGATGTTGTGGAGAGTGGTATGGCAACATTAACAGGATCAGGATCAACAACACCAACAACTTATGTTGCAACCGGTCAAACTCAATATGTATTTGAATAATTATGAAAGCAGAAAAAACTATACAAGAAGAAGAACAAACTAAAGGAGTATCAGCAAAGGTATTCACTTTTAACGAGGCTTATCAAGCTCCAATCTATACTTTTCAAAAGAAAGGTGATTATCACTTCCTTTCATTTGGGTCTGATAACTTATATCCATTACTATTGTTGAATTTATACAATAACTATGGATCTCCACTTCATAGGGCAATTGTTAACAAAAAAACAAAGATGATTGCTGGTTTTGGATACAAAGAGATTGTAGATGAAAACTTAAAAGAGTGGGCAAAAAAAAATAACCTTGAAAGATTATTATTGTATCTGGCAAAGGATTTTATGATCTATGGAGGATTTTGTATTGAAATCATTTGGAACCGTGAGGGGACTTCTTTTGACATAAAACACCTACCTATTCACACCCTTCGTATTGGATTAAAAGAAAATGATGATGAAGAAGATTATTATTGGTACAGTAAGGATTGGGGACAGTACAAAAAAGATGAATACAAACCTGAATACATCAGACAATTTGATAATAATAACAGAACAGGTAGACAAGCATTATATTACATAGATCCAAATCCAAGTGGAACTGATTTATATCCAATTCCTGAGTATGCTACAGCACTTAACTTTATTGATTTGGACTACCAAGTAGGTGTGTATCACTTAAATCAAGTTAGACAAGGTTACCAACCTTCATACATACTAAATTTCTCCGGAGGTATACCTTCAATGGATGAGCAAAATCAGTTCTTTAGAAACTTTACATCTAACTTTATGGGAGCTCAGAATGCAGGTAAGATAATGATAACCTATTCTGATGGTGGAGATCAAAAACCTGAGATACTTCCTATACCTGATAATGGATCTGATGAAAGATTTATTATGTTACAGGGGATGGTTGAGAAACAAATCACACAAGCCCATGAATTTCCTATTCAATTGGTATCTGTTGTTCCTGGTTCATTAGGTTCACAGGATGAA